CCGATAGAACGATACGCGCGCGCAAACGCGGCTTCCGCGCGCGGGCGGTCGGCCGGCGCTGTATTGATGCCGTGTCGCAGGTATTCGTTGCGAAATTCGGCCAGCCGCACGGTCTGTTCGGCAGTGAGTTTTTCGATTTTCTTCATGGCTAATCAGCCACCCTGCGAGCCATGCCGCTGTGCACGGTGCGCTGTATGCGAACCTCGTGCGTGCCTGGCTGGATGGTGAGCGCGGTGTGCTCCTGGTGTTCGAGCGGCGCTGGCACATCGTTTTTAATGTAGAGCCTTCCGCCGCTGGCATCGTCGCGGAACATGGCGATTCGGGGATGCAGGGCGATGCTGTGGTGGTGCCCCGTCGCCTCGCCGCGGGCCAAGATCAGGCGGCCATTTTCAGCTTCGACCGGCGCGGCGGTGGCCGGAATTTTCTCGCAAGGGATGACCAGCACGTCGCCCTGCCTAATGATTTGGTTCATTTTCTGCTCCATGTTGTTTGAGGTATCCGCGTTGAATAAGCCAATCGCGCAGTATTTTTTCTGCCATGGAAGTGACGCTGCGCGCATCGTCTTTGGCTGCCCTACGTAGCCCGCTTTGTATTTCGTCGGAGGTTCGGAAGCCGATTTGCGTTGTCTTTTCCATCGCGCCAACATGCCAACAACGAATAACTTTGTAAAGCGATGAATGACAAAATTGTGGTGGAGGAAAAACCCATGGTTTCCCATGACCTTGAGTATGTTTCTTCTGAAAAAGGATACAGTCCGCCTCCTAACGTGCCGTCCGGTCGGGTCTGTCGGCGCTGCGGCGGCGCGCTCTGGGTGTGGGAGCCCGGCCCGAACTATCCGATTGCGGTTTGCGATGGTTGCCTGGAGGTCACGCTACCGCCGGGCGCAATGCTGTTCCAGTATGCAGGTGCGGCGGAAGAGCTTAGGGCGGTTCTCGCGAAGGCCAGAGGTCGCGAAACCCCTGGCCGCCTTTTCGCGGGCGCGGCGGTGCTTCTCACGTCCTCGCAGCCGGCGGATTGCGCCCCCGCTGGCGGCTTGGCCTCTGCCCCGGAAGCAGGAACAAAGCACCGCAGCGGGGTTGGAGTAACGGACTTGTGATGTGGATGGCAACCTGTTGACACATCTGTGAGATAGCTATTGAACTGAAACGTCTCTGATGCTCCTCCGGAGGCACCGGGAAAAACCCCGAGCCCCGCCCCCCCTGGCTGGCTGCGGGGTTTTTCTTTGACCGAAGCAAGCGCCGCCTCCGTGATGGATTACCGTTCGGCGGTGTGTTATTCCGGCCACCCATTGATGAGGAATTGCCCCATGGACGCCACACCGATCTTGCTTCAAACCGCGTTCGACCAGGGCGAACAGAACGGGTTTGCGACCCTCTATATTCAGATTTCGAACGCGGACGGCACGGCGCCGACGCTGGCCGTGAAGCCCGGCAATCCGAACATTCTGGCGCTGACCCAGCCGGTTGCGAACCCAGGGGCTGACCCGAGCTTTCCCGCCGATCAGTTTCCTTATGTCGGCGTCATCGCGGCGACCGGCACCGGGACGGCGGATGTAGATTTGGTTTCGGATGGCGTCGTGAACCAGATTTTTGCTGTGACGGTCACTACCGGCCCGGCTCAAACCGCGACGGTGCCCGCCGGCGCCATCGTCATCACGCCGCCGGGGTAACGCAAATCCTGCCGGTGATGTGGTAGCGGCCCGCCGATGCACCGGCGGGCCGCACTACGCCGGCGCCCGCGCGCAGGCCGTCAGCACCTTCGCCACCCGGTAAATCCACCCCTCGCCGTCGCTGCGCCACTCCACGTCCATCGTGTATGCCATCGCGCGTTTCGCCGAGTAGCGGGCTGCCAGCTCCCAAACGTCCGCCCGGTTTGCCGCGGCGATGGTGGCGGGGCCGATCACGCCGTCAACGGTCACGCGGAGCGCGGATTGCAGCAGGCGGCGGCCGACGCTTGGCCCCTGATTGATGCTCGAGTCGAACAGCATGACGTTGATCGGGAAGGGCAGCGCCTGGCACTGGTTCGCAAGCCAGTGCGCGGATTTGTAGAAGGCGATGGCCTGGTCAACGGTAAGCGTGGCGACATCGATGTCGGGGTTCTGCTTCTGGCTGATGCCGAATCGGGTCAGGCCCCCGTCCGGATCGGTTACGGAGTTGTCGCTTTCCGGCCCCTCGATGTCGAGCACCAGCTTGACCGCGAAGTCGAAGGCATCGTCTGCCGTCATTGCCAATTCCACACATAGGCAGAGAGCGTATCAGGCGGCGCCGCTCCTCCGCCCTGGGTGCTGATGATAAAGCCGCACTGCGTCGGCGCGCCTAAAATGGTGCTGCTTAGAAGCTCCGAAAAAACCGGGTCGAAGAGGATGCCGTTCGCGGAGTTCGAAAAGGTGAAGGTCGTTCCGTCGAAGTTCACGCGAAACCATGTTGGTTGCTGCGAGATGGTCGCGCGGTTTCCTAAAGTGTTGTCGTATGACGTAGGCGAGTTCCATTGATCGAGAAAGACGCCGTTGCCCACCGGCTGATTGTAGAAAGCGACGAATTTCCCTGTCCCGTCTGCCACGTATATCCCGCAAGCGGGATAGTTCAACGCGAGCATGTTCGTTTCGATCAGAAACGTCTTAGAAAAGTCGCCTGATACCGCTTGCCCAAGCAATGCCGTGTCAGCGCCCACGGCATAGGGGCCCTGCCAGGCGATCGGGCCGGCCGCGCCTGCGGGTTCGGAAAAGGCGCCGCCGGCGGTGGTTACTTGGGTGAGCGAAGCCAGCGTCGGCCGGACGAAGGAAAGAACGCCAGAGATCGGGCCTTTCTGGAAGCTGCTGCCGCTTCCGCCGTAAGGTTTAAGCCCGGTGATGCCCTGGCCGAGCGCGCTCACGTGTCGATCTCCAGGCAGAACGTATAGGAGCTGCTGGAAGCGTTCACGGAAAGCGTCACGCCGGAAGAGACGGGCGGAAGGTCGCGGCTATCGCCAGCGGAAAGCGCGAAGGTTGTGCCGCCAGCAACGGTGCCTGCCGTCGATACGAGATTGATATAAAGCGTGCCGCTGCCGGACGGCGGGTTCTGAACGATGCCGCCCTTCCATGGCCCGGCGGCGGCGGCAACCGCGGTGCCGGCGGTCGTCACGACGCTGGTGGTGCCAGCGCCCGGCGTCACGGTGCCCTGGGCCACCGGCAGCGGGTTTGTCGGCGATACCCCGACCAGCGAGCCGCTCGCGTTGGAGAAGCCGGTGTATCCCGCGTCCGCCGGCACCGCCGCTCCGGTCGCGCCCGCCGCTGCGTTCCCGCCGCCGCCGCCGCCCGACACCACGGCGACATTCAGCGCGCCGCCGGTCGTTTGGGTCAGGTCGCGGACCTGGCCCGCAGCGTAGTCACTCGGTGGGCTTCCATAGACTCGCGCTGCGCTCATGCCCGCGGTTCTCCTTAATCGCCCCGCGTTATAGGTCCGTTTCTAAATCTATTGACAGACCCATTTTTTGCATGAAGTAATCGTGAGCGCGCGTGGTCCTCGTCATCGGACCGTTTTTTCGAGCGGGTCACGTATCCCGAGAGGCGGCAAATAGTGGCTGAGGATGAACTCGAAAATCTCGACCTTTTAGGGGCTGGCGATGAGGAAACCGAAACGGGCGATGGGGGCGAAGAAGGCTCCGATGACTCGGAAGGCGACCCCGGCGAAGGCGAAGATGAAGGGCAAGGCCGAGGTAATGACGGCAGGCCGCGGGAAGGGCAGCAACGAAGCGAAAGAGTAGGCGCCGGCCGGGCCGATAAACGGGTCCAGGCGGCAGTTGACAGGGCCAAAGAGGCCGAGCGGAAAGCCACTGAGGCACAAACCCGACTCGATGCCTTCCTGGCCCAGCAAGGCCAGCGCCAGATCGATCCGTTTGTTTTCGCCCGGCAACAGCAGGAAGAGGCGGAGCGTGTTGCGCTCATGTCTGGCCCCGAGCAGGCGCAATATTACGCCCAGAAGGTCCAGCAGGCAACGACCCTGCAAATGGCGCAAATGCAGCGCCAAACGCATGATCAGCTAGACCGCATCGCGTTCCAAAATCTGCAAGCCACGCATCCGGTTGCCAAGCGGTTTGCCGCCGAAGTCGAAAAAACCGTGGCCGAGGAAGCCCGCAAGGGTTCGATGCTGCCGCGGGAAGTCGCCTTAGCCTACGTGATCGGGAAACACGTTCTCGAAAACGGCGGCAAGGCAGCGGGTAAGCAGCGCGCAGCGGGCGCGGCGAGGGTCCAGGCGCAAACCACGCGCCGCGGCGCCCCGCAGTCCGACCTCGCGCGCGGCAACACCAGCAACGATCTGTCGGCGCTCGAGCGGCGCCTGGCAAACCAGATGATCTAGCGCGGGGCCTGCTTTCCCCGCGCGCAAGCGGGGATACGCAATATGGCAACGAATACCTCCGGCAATTTCACCGGCGACGTGGTCAAATACATCGAGCAAAAGGTGCTCCCGCTCACGCGGCGCCAGCTCGTCGCCTACCAATTCGCCACCCCCGCCACCCTGCCGAAAGGCATGGGCACAACCTACACCGCTACGCGGTATAACCGGCTGACGCTGCCGTTCGCGCCCCTCTCCGAAGGCGTGCCACCGATCGGCGAAAGCATGTCGATCAGCCAGGTCACCGGCGTCATGCAGCAGTGGGGCGACAAGGTGACGATCACCGATGTCGCCGAAATGACGATCTTCCACCCGATTTTCAAACAGGCCATGCGCCTGACCGCCCTGCAGATGGCGGAAAGCAACGAACGCCGCATCTACCTGACCCTGATGGGCGGGACCCAGGTAAACTACGTGAACAAGCGCGGCAGCCGCGCCGCGCTTCAGGTCGGCGACGTGCTTGACCCGTTCACGATCAACCGGACGTCAGCCGCCCTGGTGACGATCGGCGCGCCCCGCTTCATGGGCGACGAAGAAACCGACGCGAAGATCGACGCGAAGAGCGGCGGCAAAGACGCCAGCCAAGACCCGCGCCGGCACGCGCACTACGTAGCCATCTGCCATCCGCTCGTCGTGGGCGACTTCTCCGACAATCCGACTGTGCAAACCGCCTGGAGCTACTCGGATATCAACCGGCTGTATAATTACGAGGCCGGCGAGTGGCGCGGCATCACGTTCTGCATGTCGAATATGGTGCCTTTCTGGACCGGCATCGCCGCTGTCACCGGCGCCACCGGCACCACCGGCGGCTCCCTCGCTTCGGGAACGACCTATTACCTGCAGGTCACGGGCTCCAACGCACAGAACCAATACGAGTCTCAAATCTATCAGGTGGACGGGGGCGAGGCCCCAGGGTCGAGCAACACCGCGCTAAGCCTGACCCTGCCGAGCACGCCGGGCTACACCTACTCGGTTTATATCGGCACCAGCGCCGCCGGCGTTTCCAATCTGGCGCTGACGAACAGCACGGCGGCCCCGCAGTCCGGCCCCTACAGCGGGGTTGCCACGCAGCTTCCGCCCGGCACCACCGTCACCCTCACCGGCTTTGGGCCGCAGCAGGTGCCGCCCGCCGCGCCCGCCACCGGCGTCACGGTCTATCCGACCTTCGTGTTTGGCCGGGATTTCTATTCCTGGGTCACGCTGGACTCCGTCAAAATGACGTATCTGACCCAGGCGGACAAAAGCGATCCGCTGAATCAGCTTCGCGTCATAGGCTGGAAGCAATACGATGGAGGGCTGATTACTAACCAGTCGTTCGGCGCCAGAATAGAAAGCACTTCGTCCTACTCTTCAAACTTCGGCTGATAGGCAGCCTTTCCGCAACCCTTCCTTTAGGAAACGAAACAATGGCCTATCAGCTCTTTGGCACGATCACGGCGGCATGGGTGCCCGAGGGCGCGAACGCCGCCAGCGTGCCGTCCGCGCAGTCCCTGACCCTTTCGTTCGGCCCCGGCGCCGCGACGAACAACGGGCCGGTCCAAATCACCGAATCGACGATCGGCACGCTAACCGCCGCCCAGGTCAACACGGCCTGCGCCGCTGTCGGCTCCCTGGCCGCGTCCTACTTTGGCACCCTCCAACTCGGCGAGCTTCAGGGCTGGTCAACGGGGCAACCGTAAGTGAGCACTTATAGCGTCGTCACCGCCGCCAGCACGCATCTGACGGCGATCCAGCGCCCGTCATCGTCGATCGGCTACACGCACTATACCGACGCGGATATCGCGGCGATTAACGCGCTGATCAGAAACGACAAGAACGTCACGAATCCCGTGGTGCCTCAGTCTTTCGCGCGGAACGGTGTGCTGTATGTGCCGAACCGAGGGGTGCTGAAGGTGCTGCCGGGCGACCTGGTGTGGGTTGATCCGAACGGCGGTTGCGGCATCATCACGGCCTATTCCCTGGCGAACGGCGGGGCCTGGACGGCCACGTAGGAGGTCCAAACCATGACGAAGCTGACCGGCGGCGAAGAGGGTATTTTCCCGGCTCCCCCCATCGAAGACACCCCGATCGAAACAGCGCAGGCGGCCGAAGCCGAGGATGCGCTCTATCTGGCCGCGCCGCTGACCGCCGATGAACTGGCGAAAATCCGGGAAGAGGCCCGCAAGGCCATCCTGGACGAGCAACACAAGGTGCTTTTCGAAAAAGCGCTGGCGGAGGAAAAAGAGAAGGCACGCGACCGCGCCGGCATCGCCGCCGGGTCCAAAGAACGCCGCGTCCGCGTGTACATATCTTTGCCCGATAGCGTCGCGCCGGTCGGTGCGCTGGTCATCAACGGCCGCTGCTACTGGGACGGCGCCAGCTACGATGTGCCCGAAAGCCTTGCGCGCACCATGAACTCCATGCAGTTCGAAGCGTGGAAGAACGAAGGGCGCCAGAACGGCCGCTGGACTGACCTGAAAACCCGCAAGCCGAAGGCGATCAATATGCAAACCGGCGAAATCCGCGGCATCATGCCGGTGGCGATCGGCCGCACCTTCGATGATATCGACCTGGACGAGGCAGCTTAATTTCATGGACGGAATGTCAAAAATCCCGGCTCACGACACGCTTTCGGTAGCGCTCGGCCTGCAATTACAGGTGCAGGTTTCCGATGGCGCATCTGTGATGTTTCAAACCCACGTCGATCGGGACGATGCGATCGAGCGGAACAAGACGATCGACACCGTTCATGCCGCTGCGGAGCGCTTTCTGTTCCGGTATCGCATCACGGCGCTGGAATCGATGATCACGCAACGGGGCGCCGCGATCGAGCAAGAGCATGCGCAGCGGGTCCGCGATTTGGAGAACTTCGCAAAGGACAACGCGCGCCGGGCCGTCGAAAAGGACGCGGCGATGGCCGACGATGCGCGCGCATGGCGCGAGTCCGGCAAGCGCGGGGACTACAAGCCGGCGCCGCGCGTGCTGACCCAGGTTGCTCGCCTGGACCAGGAAATACGCGATGCTCAGGACTTGGAGACACAGCAGAAGGCGACGCACGAAACCAACGTCGCAAAGCTATCCCGCGATATCGAAATGATGAACGCGGAGATAAAGGACTTGCGCGCGAAGCTCGCACCGCCGGATGCCGCTTAACGCAAGCCAGCTTTGTGCGCGCGCGTGTGCGGCGGTCAAGGCTCCCGGCTATACCGTTCAGGCGCAAGAGTTCCTTAACATCATCCTGGCAGACCTTGCCGACTCGCAAGACCTCGACCTCTGCCGGGGCAGCTTCACGATCAACCTCGTATCCGGCAGCGGCGGGTCTGGGCCCTACAACCTGCCGATGGATTACAAGCGGGCCGAACGGAACGGCGTGCGCTATTATATCCAGGGCGTTCCTTACAACCTCATTTCTATTGATCTGGTTGAGTTTCAAAATCAGGTGCAGCAACCGGGCATCGCGACATATCCCGTCTATTTCGCAACCGATATCTCGCCGCTCGGGCTTGAGCCTCCATCGAACCCGCTGCTCTACGTGTGGCCTCCTTCATCGCTGGTGATCCCGCTGCTGGTAGAATACCGGCGGGTGCTTCCCGATCTGCTGTTCACCGGCACAACCGGCGGCTTGGAAATCCCTTGGTTCCCTAACCAGGAATACCTTCTGACGAAGCTGAAGGCGATGCTGGCCGACGAAGCGGACGATACGCGGGCGGCCGGGTGGCATCGGCAGGCTCTGGAAAAACTCGATGCGTTCATGAAGCTGACGAACGATGACGAGGGCCGCACGAAGACTGTGACGAAGGATCGGCGCCGTTTCGGCAACAATTATGCGCAACTGCCGAACACAAAGTCTATTGGGTGGTGAAATAAATGCCGATCCGGGGCTCCAAAGTCCTTGCGTGGGCTCCCGCCGGCGTTTGCGATAGCCTTGATTCTACGCGCACCGGCCCCGGCGGCATGGCGTCGCTTGCGAACCTGGTGCCCGATCCCACCACGCGCAACCTCTACGCGCCTCGCCCCGCCGCGATACAGGTCACTGGATTCACCGCTCCCGGCCTCGGCGCGATCGTCGTGTTCTACATCCTTGGCGATATCGTCTATGGAATGATCGGGCAGTCGAACGGGTATGATTATCCGTTTATTTACAATCTTGATACCCAGGTTTTTTCCTTTCCGGCCGGCATAACGACAAGCAACGTCCCAGCCACGCAAAGCATCGTTGGCGATTGGACGCCGCCGACGATGGACAACCTGGGCGCCTATATCATCGTCACGCATCCGGGCTTCACCGGCGCCGCCAACGGCTTTTTCGGCTGGTTCGATCTCACCAATCCCTCCGCGCCGGTGTGGAAAAGCGGGAACACGAAAATCAATCCGCTGGTCGCCGTGCCCACCGCGTGCGCGCAGTTCGGCGGTCGGATTTATTTTGCGGTCGGAAACGCAACGCCGGCCACGGATGAATTCAACCCGCTCCAGATAACCAACGCCAATCAGGTTCTGACCTTCGGCGGCTCGAACCCCATCACTGCGCTGGCCGGCCTCGGGCTGAATAACCAGGTGTCCGGCGGCATCGTGCAAAGCCTGATGGTGTTCAAGGGCGTAGAAAACATCTGGCAGGTGACAGGCGATTACACGGGCACGCCTTCGCCCTGGTCCGTCAACACGCTGAACGTGGCTACCGGAACGCTCGCGCCGAACGCTGTCACGCCGACGCCTGGCGGGCTGGCCTTCGTGGCGCCCGAGGGCATCCGCACGATGGACTTCAACGCAAACATATCGAAGCCCCTGGGGATGTTCGGCAAGGGAGTTTCGGTGCCGTTTCAGAACGCGGTGGCGCCGTCGCGGATGTGCGCCGCCTACAACGTGGAAACGCTGCGGGTGGCGGTGCGGCTGTCGGCGACGCAAGCCAGTCTGCCGAACGGGCAGGGGACGGTGGAATACTGGTATAATTTCACCCTCGGCGAGTGGACCGGGCCGCACTCTTTGCCTACGATCTTCATTCGGCCTTACAAGAGCACCTTCTTCGGATCGATGGTGCCGTATGCCGCTTGATGAGTTCCCCGCCGGCCGCGTGATCTGGCAAGTCGAAGTCGTTCCAAACGATCAGATGCGATACGACACAGCGGGCGATTATTTCATGCGCGATGGGGTTTGCGTCGTGCAAGTCGCCGAGGATTTGCCGGCGGCGATGGGCGAAGGCACCTATCCGAATGAGCATTTCCTGATTGCGCTGCATGAGATGGTTGAATGGTATCTCATGCAGAAGCGCGGCATTACGGAAGAGGAAGTTTCCGCATTCGACGTCGCATATGAGGCCGAGGCGATCTTGACCGGGCACCGGCCTGGCGAGCCTGGCGATCAGCCTGACGCCCCGTATCGTCGGGAGCATCGGGAGGCCTCCCTAATCGAGTTTCAGGTCGCTTTGATGGCGGGCTTCATCGACTACGGAAAGATGGAATGAATGGCGCTCATTTGGTTCGAGGGCTTCGATAACCAGCTCGGCGCGGCGGACTGCCTCGATGGCGTCCTGACCTCGATCACGGGCTCCTTCTCCCTCGGCATAGGCACGTCGCTGATCAGCCCATCCGGCCCGGTCTATGGCCGCGCCGTGAACCTCACTTCCACCGCTGCGGGCGTCGCCGCGGTGGCCGCGAAGAGCGTGGCGGAAACCACAGTCGGCTATACGCACAACAACATTTATATGCCGGGCCTGACCGCCGGAGACGATCTGAACATCTGGTGGTGCTTTTTCGATACCGTCACGGCTGAGCCGCAGGTCACGGTGGCCTTGGACTGCGCGACCGGCATCATCACCACATGGTCCGGCTGGGCGCCTTACACGGGCAACGGCGCGACCGGGGGCGGCACGCTGCTTGGCACGTCCGCCGCCGGCATCATCGCCCCGACCACATTCACCGCCGTGGAATTCGCGGTGAAGATCGATCCCTCGGCGGGGTATGTGTCCGTGCGCGTAAACGGCCTGCCGATCGCCGGCGCCTCGGTGGTGGGCGTGAACACGGCCCCGACCGGCAACACCTGGTTTTCCCAGGTCCAATACGGCGCGACGATTTCCGCCGGGTCCGACCCCTACATCGGCGCCTTCGATGATTTCTACATCGGCGACAATACCGGCAGCACAGAAAATGGCTTCATCGGGCCCGGCGTCACCTGGACCCGCTTTGGCACCTCCGACGCCTCTGTGCAATTCACGCCGCTGGCAAACGCGAACTGGCAAGAGATTTCCGAAACCCAGATGGATTCGGACACGTCCTATAATTACAGCAGCACCGTAGGAAACACCGATTATTTCTCTTCCACCGACACCCTGACCACTGCTTACACGCCGCTCTTTTTGAAGCTGCAACAGGCATCGCGCGCCGATAACGTGCTCGGCAGGAACAGCGAAAACAAGCTGGTTTCTGCCTCGTCCACCTTCACCGGATCGTCCGTCACCAAGGGCACGATCTACACATACCAGGACGATTACCTTCTGAATAATCCAGCGACTTCGGGAACCTGGACGCTCGGCACCGTGGTCTCAACCGAGTTCGGCTATAGCGTCTCTGGATAATGGCGCTAACCCTCAGCCCTATTACGAACGCGTATTTGTTCATTCCGCTGCCTCTGGAAGGAACGGACACAGAGGGCGCGACGCAACTGAACTACAGCCTGGACGGCGGCCCGTGGCAGCAGGTTTGGCAGTTCTCTCCGGGCGGCGCATGGACCGGCGTAGGGCCGCGCATTCCGCTCACCGCCACGCCTCAGATGCACACGATCCAGGTGCAGAACCCGGCGAATTCGAATGTTTCGAATATAGTTTCGTTTGAAACCGCAAGCTTTATTCCGCCGACTTTCATTGTAAACGACGACGATCCCAATCCCGGCACTCTGGGCGTCACCACCGGCGCCGGCGGGTCGGTTCTCGCCCTGCCGCCGAACTACCCTTCCGGCAACCTTTCTTGTCCGGTCGCTGGAACGATTTCGGTCGCGAACTACTCCGAGTATGATAATTCGGCATATACCGACACCGAGGTCTATACCGACGGAACGGCAGACAGTGGGTTGCTCCTGTTTGGCGCTTCGGGCAACGGCTCGGGCATGCAAAGGGTCTTCGTCGATTATTATTCAAGCGGTTCCGGGCCGCAGAGCTTATATTTAGTAGCGAACGTTCCCGCAACGTTTTCAACGCGATACCTTCCATGCTTCGTAGCTACGGAAGGAGGCGCTAACCGCATCTTTTATGTCGGTTCGACTTCCATAAATGGCACTTTCGCTTATGGGGGACTGTTCTTTGGGAATAACGTAGGAAACATCGGCCCGGCGTATTTCAATACGGGCGGCGGTGGAGCGGGGTTCGTATCGATCACGCCGCAGTTTTCCGCGCCGGACGCCTACTCTCTGACGCTGAATACCCACGCGCCGGTCAGTCCTTCCACCGCCGTCACACTAACCGGAACGAATACCTGCGCCCTGCTTGCCACGGGCATGGATTACAACCTGGATTTCTCGAACAATGGCAGCCTGACGCCGCAAACTTCGCTGGTCTATCAGCGGGTTTCCAGCTTCACCGGAGCCTCGACCCAGGGCGGAACCTGGACCGCAACCATCCCCGGCCTGTCAGCCGGAACGCACCTAATCACGGTTCGTGACCACAACCTTCCCATGCTCGAGTCGAACACGATCACGCTGCAAGTGCTCGGCGCGGCGAATCTTCGTGTTTCCCAGGCGGTCGAACAGGTCTGGATGGCGGCACCTCGCGCGAATTTGCGCGTCAGCCAGGTCGTAGAACAGGTATGGATGCAGCCGGTCCCGAACGGGCGCATCGGGCTCTATCAGACGGACGTGCTTCCATCACCCACCGATACATACATCGAATTCGGCGATCAGATGTCTTGGGACTACGAGACAGCGCTGCTGCCCGATAACCAACACAACCGCAACAACTCCATGATCGTCACGACGCTGGATATGGCTTTCATCGGAAACACGCCAGTCGTCAGCGTGGAATTTACCGATAGCGGCGGGAACCAGCTTGGTGCGGCCGCTATCCAGCCGAACGGCGCTCTTTCGATATGGGACGTGTCGAAGTGGGATCAGGCGCCATGGGACGGCGTGGCCCTGCCGCTGTCGCCTTATCAAATTCCCTGGACACAACCCATCGTGTTCAAGCAAGGCCAGTTTTCCGCGTCCGGCCTGTCTTTCGCCGGGTTCAAAATCGGCACGCTCTACATGGAATATTCGATCTTGGGCTACGTTTCGCAACAGCAATCGGGGAGGGTTTAAAATGCCCGCTGGGGTTCCTTACAGTTTCTCGCCTGGGGAAACGATCCAGTCGGCCGAGGTCGATGCGAATTTTCAGGCCCTCGTAACTTACATCAACGGCCTGTCGATTCCCACCACGCCCGTCTCCATCGCCAACGGCGGCACCGGATCGAACACCGCGCAAAAGGCGCTGACCGCGCTCGGGCTGGCCCAGGGGAGCATCATCTACGGAACAACGGCCTACTCGCAAAGCGGTTCGAACGGCACTCTGACATTCACCGGGAACGCTGCGGCGCCGGCCGTCTCGGATTACGCGCTCGGGAATTTCTACGCGTTCCAGGTGCCCGCCACTACGGTGTCTGGCCTTACCGAACTGCTTTTCGTGGATGCAACAACGTCCGGGTCAGGGCTGGCCGCATTGGAGGTCTATGACAACCCCGGCTTCGCGCCCACAACCGGGTTTACAGCCGACGCGTTCATGATCCTGGCCTACGAGCCGATTGCAAACACGTTTGTGCTGCTGAACCCGCCGGCGCCGGCCTCGACCAGCCGCAGGGCGTTCTTCAGCAGCACCGGAACGCTGCTGGTCCCGACGGGCATCACGACGATGTATTGCACCGGGGCGGGGCCGGGCGGGGGCGGCGGCTCATGCAGCGGCACGGCATCGGCGGGCGGCGGCGGGGGCGGTTCGGGCGCTGCGATCAGCCATCAGAGCTTTTCCACCACGCCGGGGCACCTTCTGGCGATCAACATAGGATCGGCGGGCGCGGGAGGGTCCGGCGGGGCAGGCAGCGCGGGCGGAACAACCACCGTCATCGATAGCACCACCGCAACCACGATCTTTTCGCTTTCCGGCGGCGGCGGCGGCGCGGAGGGCATCAGCGGGTCGCCAACCACCGGCGGCTCGGCCGGCGGCGCTGGCGGGCAGGCCGGCGCGCCCGGGAACTATTTCCCTACCGCTCCGATCAGCTACGGTGGTGCCGGCGGCTCTTGCTTGCTCGGCGCCGGTGGCTCTTCCACCTCATCGGGTGGTGGCACGCCGAACAACGGCGTAGCGGCCATCATGCCGGGCGGCGGCGGCTCGGGCGGCGCGGGATACACCGCGACCGGCGGAAACGGCGGACCGTCTCAAATTCTGTTGGAGTGGTAAGCCCATGCACTTCGGCGAAATGGAAGAGGCAGACCCGATCGATAAGCTCGCCACCGTCCGCCACCTCGCGATACTCGAAACCCGCATCGAAACGCTCGGCGGTCGGTTCGATACGATGGTCAAGCTCTACACCGACGCGATGAACCGCGTGAACGACATAGACCGCCGCGTTTCCGAGAAGGTCGGCGCATTCACCATGCTCGACCGCCTATCAATGATCGGCGGCGGCGTCGTCGGCGGTGTCGTAACGCTCTATTTTGCGGAACACGTCTTGCATCTCGCGCTTCCGTGAGCCTATAGCGGTTTTTATGGAAAACACGAGCGGACGCAGGGTCGAGCCGGACGACGCGAGCACGCGCAAAATGCCGCCCGGCCGTGTCAACGATTCGCCCACCCGCAAGGAAGAGGCCGCGCCGAACCTCAAGCCGCCAGGTCCGCGCGACGCATGAACAACCTTCCGCCCCCGCCGCCCCTCTTCACCGCCCCCGCCGCCGCTCCGGTCGTCCCGGCGCAGCTCGCAACCTCGGGATGGGATAGCTTCGGCGCGGTCTGGAACAGCTTAGGGCCGATTCAATCGATGGTCGTTGCGTTCCTCGCCGCCCTTATGCCCGCCATCAAGGCCAACGGTATCCCGACAACCGTGCCCGGATGGGTGGCTATTATCGGGCCCGCCATCGTCGCCGTCGCAGCGCTGCACACCACCGCGCCGAGGCATCAAAACCCCACATGAAGGGCCTTCTGTTCATCGCCACGCTGGCCGCCGTTGCGCTACTTCCGGGGTGCAGCGGCAAGCTCACGCTCGCGCAGCAGCAGCAGAGCGCATTGAACACCTTCAGCGCAAACCTCGCGCTGGCGGACAATTCCGCGACCGCATGCATCAAGGCCGGCGTGGCGATGTGCGTGCAGAACAAGGACGAGATTCAGAAGCAGGCGGCCAAGCTCGCGGCCGATGTCGCAACGGCGCAAACCGTCATCACCGCCGGCTCCGATGCCACCAGCAATCTCTCCACGCTTTCTCAAGAGTTTGCCGAGTTTCTGCTGCTGGTCCCGACGCCGCAGGTGCCCGCCTGATGCCCGGCGCGCTCGTCGATCTCGTGCTGCAGCTGCTCATCCAGGGCGTCGAAGTGCTCCCTTCGCTCGCACAGGCCGCCCAAATCGACCTCGCGGCGCTGAACGGCACGCCGCCGACCGAGGCACAAACCCAACAGATAGCGGCGGCGCTAGCCCAAGCGAACGCGGCGCTTCAGGCGCTCTAAGCCGTGCCGGATGGCGGGACACGCGGCGCCGCGGCCTCGCCTGATACGGTTGCCGGGACCGCGCATTCCGGCAGCCGTATCTCCTATCAGGTAGAGCCCCTCATCCGCCTGCTGTGCTACGATAACCTGGCGCGCATCACGTTCGAGCACTGGTCAGCCATAGCCCTCGATCGGCAAGACGTGCCGCTGGTCGTGGATTGGGAGGCTTACCTCGCGGCCGAACGCGCCGGCACCTGGCGGGCCTTCACCGCTCGCGACGAGGCGGGGCAGCTGCTCGGCTACATCGCTTTCACCTTTCAGCGCCCGATACGCTACCGCACCACGGTCTATGCCCAGGAAGACACCATCTGGATCGTGCCTGACGCCGGCGCGTTTCGGCGCGCCCTCATCTGGCGCGGGCTTTGGCGCGAGGCGCTGAAGGCCCTGCCCAGGCCGTGCAAGGTTTTCGGCAAGGTGCGGCTCGGTGCCGCCGATGCGCGGCTGATGCGCAACACCATCGGAAAGCGGCACGGTGCGCAGCGGGTGCTTTTCCTGATGATGGGCGCCGTGCTGCGTAGCCTTGGACTTCGCCCGGTAGAGGTCGTATTCAGCGCGTTCCTAAAATGAGGCAGCGGCCCCATGGGTAGCCCGAATCCACCGCAAAACCCTTACACATACGGGGCGAATGCGAATAACATTTATGGAAACGAACTCTCGGGCAACGCGAACCTCGCGGGTCAGGGAAACCAGTTCACTCAGGCAATCATAAACAATCCTTATGCCGGCGGGTATCAGGCAGCCGGCAACCAAGCAGGCGCCGATTATGGCGCCCTGGCGCCGCTCGCCACCGGCGCGTCATCGGCTCTCTACGGCGCGGGTAATACCGCCCTCGGCGCGGGAAACGCGATATTGCAGGCCGGTTTCGATCCGCAAAAGCAACTCTACTCTCAGGTGCAGAACCAAAACCAGCAGCAGAACCTTGCGGCGCTCGCCGGCCTCGGTGTCGCAGGCACGCCATACGGTGCAGGGGTGGCCGGCCAGGAAAACACCAATTTCAACCTCGATTGGCAGAACAACCAACTCCAGCGGGAGGCGACCGCAGCCAACGCATACGGCGGCCTTAATTCCACCGCCCAAAGCGATTTCGCGGCCGGCGGCGCACAAGGTGAGCTCGGCGCGAACGCGGCGCTTCTAGCCGGGCAACTGCCGTGGCAGACCTCCAACACGATCAACCAAAGCAAGCTTGCCGCGCTGCAAGGCCAACAGGGTCTTAATTCGACTGCGGAACAGGGCGCCGCGAACTACCTGCAATCGGATTACACCGCCGCGCAGCAGTCTTGGCAGGATCAAGAACAGCAGAACCAAAATATGTGGGGGGGCATCGGATCTATCTTCGGTGATCTGTTAGGCGGCGGCGGCATCGGCGGCCTGTTCGGCGGCGGCGGCGGTGGCGGCGGGTTTAACAGCAACGGCTTCTTGGCAGGCGGCGGCGGGCTCGGAAGCTGGCTTTCCAGCCTGTTCGGAGGCGGTCAGCAGATACCTATCGGCGGCCTTAATTCATGAGCCTCGGTAACGCCCTTTCGGGGCTGGGATTCGCGCTGAAGGCTTACGACGCGCAAACCCAGGCGCGCCAGCAGCAGCAAATGAATCAGCTGGAGATTGCCCGGCTCCAACTCGAAAACAAGCACAAGCAAGAGCAGGCTCAAATCGAATCGGCCGGCGCCGGTGTCGATTGGGGCAAAGCGCTGGCGAAGATGCAGCAGGACGCGCCGCCGGACCCTTCGCAGTCGCCCTATTACGCGACACCGTTCCAGGGCGACGATCCGCGTTCCTCCGGCGGCCCTGCCCCTGGACCCCAGGGCGGCGGCGGCGGGCTCGGCGGTCTGCCGGGCGCGCAGCCGATTCCGGGCGGCGGCATGATGGCGCCGGGTGGGGGCGGTCGGCCCGGTATGGCTGGGCCGGGCGGCGGTGCTCCTACGAACGTCCTTTTGGGAGGCATACCGGCTCAGGGCGGCGGGCCGCTCGGCGCGGCTATGCGCGCGCCCGGTGGAGCCGGCGGCGGGATGGCGCCTGGTGGCGCTGCCCCTGGTCCCCAGGCAGACCAGGGCGGGCCTCCGCAGCCGCCGGATCAGGATGCCGTGGCCCGCCAGATGATGCAGACCTTCACCGCCAATGGCCTTCCGCCAGCGCTCGCAGCGAGGGCCGTGCAGCAGCAGCTACCGAAAGTCATGCAGGGCCTGACGAAGCAGTGGCAGGAACAGAACGAAGTTTACAAAGAGAGGCAGGCGGAAGCGGACCGGCAAGCGGCGCGGCAAGATCGCTTTCAGTTCCACGCCGACAGTGAGGCCGATCGGCGCACGCAATGGGCAATGCACGAGCAAGAGCACAACGACTCTATGGCAAACGCGGCGGCAACTCGGGCCATTGCGCAGCAGGGCAAGGGCTGGGAATTGTTTCAGTCCAAAGATGGAACGCTCGTTCGTGTTAATAAGGATACCGGAGAAGTTGCCAAGGTTGATGATCCCAATTCAAAGGGTGTCGGCAAAGTAGGTTCTGCCTCGGAGAATTCGCCCGGCTGGTCCGACAGTGAAAAAAACTTTTGGTCCAATGTTGTCAAAAACGGCGGGTCTTTGCCTCCTGGCCTTGCGCGCACGAAAGAAGGCGCGGCATTGCTAAAAGATATTATGAAAGGTGTTGCCGATACCGCGACGCCTGGCGGACTGTTGACAGCAGAAGCATCGCAAAAAGCCGATCGAACCAGCCTGACAAATATCACCAAAATGACCGATAGCGCGGTTAGTTTC